AACCAACTACTTGACGATAATGTTGATGATCTTCAACACTACCTTCTCCCAACATATTCTTTAAATTTTGAATTTCTTTAGAATATTCTTGAGCAACTTCTTCCCATAAATCCATTAAAGTAGATTATAACTCTGCACAAGCATAACAGTTAATTTCTAATCCAACAGATATTTCTTTTATACTAGGTGTTTTCCACATAATATATTCCTTTCTATTATTTAGGTTTTGGATATTTCCATGAGTAATCCGAATACTCATTAAGAACGGATCTTCTTTGTTGTGGTCCAACAGCTCCATCATCTAAAGATTTTGTAAAAGAATCGCCAAATCCACTTGAATCTGGTTTAACATGAGTAGGATACCCATTCTTTACAACACCTTTAAAATCATTAGGAACATGTGTTGGATAACTATTCCCTGTTCCTTTTACAGAATTAGGATAGTGTACTCCTCCATATTTAGGCATTATTTTTCCTCCTTTATAGTAATGGTTTCTTGTTTTGACATATCATTTAACATTTCAAGAGCTTTCATTTTTTCCTGACTTTCAATTTTATCAGCTTCAATTTGAACTCTATTTTCTTCAGATGTTAACTTAGCTAATGTATCTAAAGCTTTTAATTGTTGTTTACTTAATCTATCAGCTTCACCTTTTTGTTCTTTAAGGGCTTGTGTTTCTTTTCCTTGAGCTGTCTTTAATAACATCTCTGTTTGTTTTAATTCAAATTCTTGAGCATCTTGAACTGCTTGAGCATTATCTTTTGCAGCTTGTAATTGTAATTTTTGCATATCAAGTTCTACACGTTTTTGTTCTAGTTCAACCATTTGTTGTTCTGGAGATTGTTGTTTACCCATAGCTCTATTTGCATTAAGTATTTCTTCTGCAGCTTCAGCCATAGCTCCTTGTACAACAGCAGGATTCTGTGCTTGTTCTGGACTAACATTCTGTTGTAATTTTTGTTGTGTTAATCCATTCATTTGTTCTTGATACTTCATTACTGAATGTTCTTGTATATTAGATGCTAGTATTGGTTGTAGTCTTTGCATAGTTGGACTAGCTCCATTTTGTGGATCTTCTAAATATGCCATCTTAACTTTTATATGGGCTTCATGATCTTGTCCAGCAAAGGCAGCAATTGGTACACCTTTAGATGCTGCAAGAATATCTGATACAGGATCCATAGCTTGAGGTTCTGGTTTCGGTGGTAGAATCTCATCTATGTTTGGCATATTAACAGCATTTAATATTGATCTATTTAAAGCTTCTAAGTTAAACATTCCTGGTGGTGATTGTTGTGCCATCTGTAATGTCATCTGCGATAACATTAATCGGTGAGCATTCGAAGGAATATTAGGATCACTTACAGGAATAATATCTACTTTACCATCAAAGTCTGATTTAAAAATATTTCTTTCAGCCATTGGAACATCATAAGGATATTCATCTGGTAGATAATTAAAATCAATAGCTGCTAGTAATTTAAACTCTTCTCGTTGCGACTTGTGTAATCTTTTATGAATAGCAGAAAAGAATTTACTAGACGCTTCGAGAAGAGCCATGGTTGTTCCAACAGGTCCATAAGAAGCAGCATCTGCAACAACTTGTTCTGTGCTGTCTGCAAATTTTTGTCCAGCTGTAGTCATAAAGCCGAGCATTTGGAAGAGCGTTTGGGAAGGCTCTTTGTAAGGGAGAGGTACAATTGCCTTTGAAAGGTCAATACCAAGTGCTTCTACTTCTTTAAACTCACCAGGAGCTATAGGATCGTTATCACCAACCATACGAACTCCTTTGGCTTTAAAGCCACCAGGAAGGTTCGCAAACTGTCCTGCATCTACTAGGCTACGCATAGCTGCTGTAGCAGTCATGGTTATGTTACCTAAGAAATGCATTAAACCTAAACCATAGAAACTAAATCCTGGTACAAAACGATAATGAACAAAATGAATATTCTTTTCTTTTGTTGGATCATCAGGCTTAAAGTTTCTACGTATACTTAAAACTTGTCGTGATTGTTCTTCAATAGTCACAATATAAGGAAGAGATTCTCCTTCTTCACTTTCAGAATCATCTATATCAAGATAACAATGTTGTTCTAATAGTGTGTATTGTGGATCAGAATCCATTGTAGGAGATAATCCTAAGATGGTATCCATTTTTTCTGATAGAGGTGTTAGTGTAGGATTAGAAGCTTCAGGTAATTCTAAATCTAAATATAATCCACTACGAATTTCTTTAGCTAAATCTACAGGGCTTCTATAAACAACATGTGTATAACGATCTGCTTTTCTTAAATTACTTGCGTAGTAAGAAACATAGAATTGATCTATAGGAACAAATTCTGAAACAGGACGTTTTAATGTTGCATCATAATAAACTTTTTTAAAGGCTGAACCAATAAGAGGAAGATGGAAAAGCATTCTTTCAAACTCATCAAAGTATTCAGGCATCTGTTCTGTTACCTGATAGTTCATAAAGTCTTGCACTCTATTTGCTTGTAATTCTTTATCAGGTGTTACTTTACCTAAGATCTGTGCTTTAACTGGTCCTTTAGAAGGAAATAATTCTTGAGATGCTTTTGATTGAAACTTTACAGCTGATTCAATAAGTAAAGGATGCACAGCTGTACATGCTCCTTCAAAGGGTTCTGCAGTATCTTGTATTTTTAAGCCGAGAAGATCAAAGCCTCTTTCAAACATGGCTTCCCATTCAGAACGAGATTCTTTATCAGAAGTAAAATCATCTAGGACAATAGATCCTATTTGTTGTAATTCTTCATCATCCATATTTTCTGCAAGATTACCATACCATTCTTCTATCTCAATAGAAGCTCCCATTTCAACTGTTTCTTCAGAAAAATCTACAGTTACACCACCATCATCTTCTAATTGATATGTTGGAGATGGAGCTAATCCTTCTTCAGTATTTTGTTGGGGAGCTGGCATAGGAATAACATTAGTTATTTGTTGTGCCATTTGTTCATAAGGATTCTTTTCAGTAGCCATTCCTTAACCTTTCATTATATATATACAATTAAACCTCTCTACGACCATTATACACTTAATACCTCCAGTACGCAACTTTTTTCTTTCTTGGTGCATCATCTTCCCATTCTGGATCATCTGGATGGTACAAATGCCATGAATCTTTCATGTAATGGATAGCCATTGTTAAGGCATCTACTTGATCATCATGTGCAGCATTTGGAAATTGTAATAGTTCTGTTAATAAATCATCTGACCACTTTTTATTTTTAGGTAGCCATACTCTACCTGCTTCCATTAGGGGGGATGCAGCATATACTCTGGAGACTTTATCTTTATCTGGAATATATTCTTGGACAGGGAGTCCACTTCTTCGCATATCTTGTATTAATGATTGTCCTGATGCTTTCTTTTCTATGATACATACGTCAGGCATGTGTTTTGAGTAGAGAGTTTGCGAAATACGTCTTAATTCTGGGTACTCAAAGCGTCCTCTTACGTTTCCTAGCATGATTAGGTTAGAAGGAAACCCTTCTTCTCCTATTTCATTCTGATCATATAGAGAAAATATCCCCCATGTCTGAATAACAGAGTAATCTGCAGTTGTTTTGGTGGAGAATGCTGTATCGTAGGTCTGTATTATAAAATCACAGGGGGGTGGTTCAGGAGAATCCCACCATTGTATCCACCTTTTCTTTATAAGTCCTCCTTCTTCAGGTGTTGGGTTCTGCATGTAGAGAGCATTCCAATAACGACTGCCGTTTGATGCTTTTATCTCCATCTCATCTACTTTCAAGAGTTCGTCTGGCTTCCACTCAGGGAAATATGAAGAGCCGACAGGTAAATCTAGTAATTCTGCTGCATCTTCGTCTATCCATGCAGGAATTTTTATAACTTCCCATGGAATAACCTTATATTGCGACATATCTTCCTGTTGTTTTAGTAACCAACCACATAAATCATCATAATGATACCTTGTATTGATGATTAAGATACTTCCGTTAGGCATAATACGTGTTCTTAGCCCTGCTGGGTACCATTCCTTAACATATTTTCTACCTGATTCCGAGTAAGAGTCCTCTTCG